AGGTTCTTCCAACCAAATCTTTAGCTTTTTTGAATTCAGTTCCGTCTCCAAAGCCCTGTATTGCTTTACAAGCTTGTTGGCAAAGTCCGCATTTCCGGTAGCTTCTATTTGCTTTCTCAGATTGGTCATCTGTTCTTGCAGTCTCTCAATGCTGCCTTCAGCGGCTTTTGTTTTCTTTTCATCTACTACGTTCTTCCCATGTTTTGGTGTTGTTCCTTTTCCACTTTTACCTCCACTATGCGGTCTCGCTGATCCCATTACAGGCATCTTTATCTTTGCGCCTCTCTTGGCAAGTCCTTCCATCTCCTTGCGGGCCGCAGCGCCCTCTTTCTTCAGTTTCTTTATATTGGTTGTAACTTTATCAAGTTGGCTGCTTCCTTCGACATCATGTACACCAGTAATGATTCGGTTGCCATACCGATCTACACCCTCTGTATATTTTTTATCCCTTCGTGTCGAATATTTTTTCTTGCTTCCATCCTTGTTATATACCAAGTCGTGTATTTTCCCTTCAGTCTGAGCTGCCTGATTAGCGACTTCTCGCATTCGCGTTTCAACGATCATCTGTTCACAGTAGGCCGCACTATTCTTTGTCAAAGCTTTATACCATTCAGCGACAGAAGAATAATATCCCATGCTCTCACCATAGGTATTGTTCATCTTCTCCACCAAGTTCTTCTCCTGTTCCTTAGAACCGTTGAAGTTCTTTAGCGTCTGAATATTCAGTTCAAGACTTACACGCGTTGTATCCTGTGTGCGCTGCACCTCGTTCTCTGCATTATTCAGATTCTCCAGTTCTTTTGTGGCTTTATCGCTTGTACCCACCAATGCACCTATTGCTTCTGTCAGAGCCCAAATAGCAATACCTACACCTGTCGAAATTAGTAATCCTCTGATTGCTACTTTCAGCACACCCGCAGCCATCGTCCCAGCCCCCATGGCCCCAGTCATACCGTTCACCGATGTCGTTACTGCCGCATTCGATGCTACACATATACGGCCTACTGTGGCTATTGAATGAAAGGCTGCAGCCAGTCCTCTTGCACCCTGAGTCAAGGAAACAATTCCCTGAACACCCATACCCAATTCACCAACTGTTTTCAAAACAGGTTCCAGTCTCGATAAGCAACTGCCAAGCACTTCTTTTATGTCACCAAACGTATTGCTTAGCTGTTTCGCTCGACCAGCATCTGTTTCTGCAAGTCGAGCATTCATGTTGCCAACATTGTCCGTTATCACCTGGGCAAGTGTAGCTGCTTTCTGTTCCTCAGTACCATATTTCAATATCTGCTCCTGAGCATCCGTAAACGTGATACCCACACGCTGCAGTACTTGGGTCTGTCCTTGCATGGCCTTTCCCATCATGTTACCTATGCTTACGGCATCTTGCTCCGTGGCATTCAGTCCCTTCTGTTGGGCGAGTAAGTTGTTCATGGCAGGTATCAATTCCTCCAATGCCTGGCGTGAGTTCAAGAACGTAGCCATCTGCTGGGCACCACTCAGCTGTACCTCATCTCCGATCACACCCAGTTCCTGTTGTGCAGAAGCAAGTCTTTTGATAGCTTCAGTGTCTTCATCCGTAGCACTCATTCGCTGACGCATGATTGTATCCAACTTCACTTCAGCCATCTCCTGTACAGTGTAGGCCTCTGTCAGTTTGCTCACTTCTTCAGCTATCTGTCCGAAACCTTCTGCTGCATTTTGTATCGCCTGCTGTGCTTGGTTAATGTCAAGCAGTTTGGTATTCAACTTTCCCTGCTCGTCATTCACCTCCTTCACCACGCGACCAAGTTCTGCTGCATCCATGGTCACTTGCCTCACTGTTTCTTCGCCAGAAGTCAAAATTTTTATTAAAAAAGATACTTCGTTTGCCATTTTTTATTATCTTTACACCGGATTTCAAAACATTTTCTTATGATAAGAAGCAAAATACAGAATACTGCATACTACACTATGATTGCCAGTCTCACGGCATCTATCCTGTTTGCCATAAGTTGGTCAGCGCTTCCATTCTTCGTTGGAATACACATAACAGCCATGGCATTCCTCGTATGGTTCATTTCAGGTACCCATAAGTCCTAAGCTAGTCCACGCGCCTTTTTCACCTTTTCGAAGTGGCGTGCCTCTGCTTCAAGTTCCTCATGGGTCTTTTCCTTCTTAACGATGGCTTCGTCATCGTTTTTTTTGTCCCATGCGAAGATCATTACATCTTCCTCCTTCAAAGCCCTTTGAGCGTATGGCTGCAGCATACACATTGCAAGTTGCCTGGTTTGTTCCCAACTATTCTGCCTCTTTTGTTGTTGTTTCTTTTGCCATTTTTCATAGATTTTCTCAAATTCCAATGGGGTGCATTGGTCAAAGTCTTGAAGGCTCATTCCTATACACCCCATCGCGATACCTAGAAGTTCTTCAACGGTCACCCGCTCATTTACTTCTTCGTTTTTTTTTCGCTGCTGGTGATTGCCTTCCCAAAGGTTTCAGCTGCGCCTATATCTAATCTATCACAAAAGTCATCAATGCCATAGTTAAACTCTATGCCGTCGGCTCTACATGCTGAAATACAGCAGCACCACATGAATACGGCCATATCTGCCACGCCCTCTATCTTGTCTGCTTCTTTTCCGGTTTCCGTTTTAAAGCGGCGCATGGCACCAAGGGTGACTCGGCACGGATACTCTTTGCCGTCACTCGTTGTTATCATCATTGTCTTACCCATAGTCTTTCTCTTTTTTATTCTGGATTATTTGCGGGGATTGGAGCTACAGCACCGCTATTCTCTAATGTTATGCTGTATGTCTCATCGTCACCGGCCTTACCGGTTTCCTCAAGGGCTGTAATGATAAATTTACCACCATACGTAGTGCCTGGTTCATCACGGTAACACCAAGAAGCGTCTACAGGCTGACCTGCCAGGAATAAACTTCTCAGACTTGGGAGACCATTTTCAGCATCACCGCTATGCACGAATCCGCTTGCGCTGACTGTACAACCAAGAGTCTTCACATATTTCTCTTGGAATTTACCCATACGTGCTTCCTTGGTCTTGCGTGTTCCGCTCTCAGCCTTAAAGGCAATTTTACACTCGGTACTATGTCCAAGAGCTTTGAGAGCAACCGACACTATCAGGTCGGTGCCGTCTCTGTAATCATTGTTATTCATAAAACTTTCTTTATAATTGTTATTACTATTGTCATTATCATCAATATACCAACAGTCCAGCATAATATCCTCAGCCACGAGCATTCATCTTTGTTATGATTTTCGACCTTCGCCTGTTCAACCGTTCTAACCGGTTTGTTTACTGTTGCCTTCGAGATACCTTCGAGATCCGTTCGGGTCGTTATCTTATGCGCCAGTCTTGGAGTTTCCGCCGTCAGTAACAATCCCTGTTGGGTCTTCTTTGCGCTTATTCTCATCGTCCCTTTTTCGGCTGCATATTCTGCGCCGATTGGTAGTCCCTCTAGCTGGCTTGGTTGCAGCAACAGCGTTGCGCTGTCCATATTTTCTGTCTGAAAGTCTATCTGTACTGCCATTCTTGTGTGTTGTTCCACCTGTACACTGTCTCTTGTCGGCTGATTCAACAGGCTCGCCCTCGATTTGCAACCTGTCACGAACAGGACATTCACGCTTATAAGGACAATCATTGATACTTTCGATAGCCCTTCTAAGCCCATTGATAGCCCGTTTAAGGCTACCGTTTTCAGTCTTGACAGTATTGAGTGATCTTGATAATTCATCATAGTTCTTCTGTAGTTTTAATAGAACGTCACTGATATCCTGGTACATCTGTTTGTAGGTATCATGTACCTCGCGAGCAGATTTTGCCTTGTTCACGTTCCTATTTGCTATCCATGCAATAGCTGCTCCTATTCCTCCTGAAGGAATGGCCCATTGCAGTATCTGTAGAATAGTATCCATCTCATCATCTTATATCGATTCCGCTTCCATCCATCTTCTTACATCGAAAGAAGGACATTCCTTCTGTACTCCCGGTAGATCACGGTGCCCGCACACCGCTGCATGAGGGTGTTCGCGCAGAAATGCGCGAACATATTTCCCCATAGCAGCTTTCTGTGCGGCGGTGCGAGTGTCCTTGGCATTACCACTTTTGTCCAATCCGCCGACATATACCACGTGGCGTGAGTTGGAGTTGTAGCCTTTGGCACCATTGGTTACTTCCCAAGGATCCACCTCATCATCCTCATCATATTTCACAAGATTCTCTATATCTCCGTTCAGATGGATCATATCGGCATATCCAACCTGCTTCCACCCACGACCTCCTTTACTCACCGGATCGCAATGCCAATGCCTTATCTCAGCACTTGTCACTTCTCGTCTTTCAGGTGTAGCTGTGCAGTGTATGACAAGTCGTTTCAATTCTCCCATAATTCCGATCTTTATCAGAGTTCACTTTTATTCACCTCAATTGCCGGTTGGAGCAGTATAGTCGCTCATCATTACGACTCCGGCATCCTTCTTCTTAGGCATTGCCACGAAGTAATGTCTGAAGTTGACTAGGTTCTGCTGATTCTGTGGGTCGTTCTCTGCAAGACTGTAATACATCTTCAGCGAACCACTAGCCTTGAACACACGTTTGTTATAGAAAGCGAACGATGCCTGATACTCACCTACATCGGTTATATCACCCACATTTTTCTTGTTGCCAGCTTTGGTATAGGCCGGACAGTTGTCAAATTCATATATGTCAAAGCCATACAATCTGCCGACAGTACCGTCTTCACGATTAATGTTATATTGCTCACGGAAACTCTGTTCTGTACCAAGCAAGTCATTTACATGATCCTGGCACAACACAAGTGTACGACCATCTGTAGGCACGTGCAGCTCATCCATCTTGCGCTTCATAGCAATAACATCATCAAGAGTCATCTTATGACGGCCATCTTTCTCTGCAGCTCCGCTGGTCTTCAGCACAGGAGTCTTCTTTGTATTACTATTTGCACATAAGGCATGTGCAGCCTTTTGCAGTTCCGCAATCGTGATAGAGTCACGGTGACCGTCAAGAACACGGGCCATCTTGTCATAGCTTATAGCAAACAACTCATCATCCTTGATAGGAGTAGCCTTTGTCTGGAACTTATCAAGATTGATTGCTATATCACCATCCGACAACTCCTGAGTATCTATAGGGTATGTAGTATTGTTTATCAAGACATCAGGTTCAGCCTCTACATCAACCAAGTGGATTACGTCATTATCCACAGCCGAAGAACTATCAGGAACACTCTGCAACCAAGCTCCGTTCAGGCCTGCACGCAAACCCTTTACCATTTCACCGGTCCAGATCTCTTTAAGCACGCCATCAAAGGCTGCACCTGCCGGCATGAAGTTTCCTACCGCGAACGCAAGAACGTTAGCACCAATGGCTCCGTATGCCGGAGTAATACCAAGCACGAATGCCACTGCCATTCCCATCACACAGTTAAACAACACCGCACTAAGGCTTTTCATCATCTCTTTTTTCATAATCTTTTATTGCTTTAAAGTATATTTAATCCTCTAAATCCATACCGTATTCGGCCTTATATAAGGCTGCGTATGTCTTGTAATCATCCTTTTTCAACTGAAGGAGCTTCTCTGCAGGCACATCACTTAGTTTCTTGTACGGAGAATTCTTTCCTTCATCATCATTGCTCAGTTGTAACTGTGCCGTCAGTTTCTGAGCGCCAGTCATTGCTGAGAATATTTCCTGCAGTTCCGTATCACCGATCTTCTTGCCTAGTTCAATGTAGTGGTCTTTCTTTCCCGCATTGATTTTCTTCTCAGAGATGGCATCCTCTACAATCTAATCGCGGAAAATCCAAAAGTAAATCATGCCAAAAACGAAATGTCTTTTTAACTTAAAAAACGAAATGCAACATAAAAAATAATAAGGGAAGAAGATACATCCTCCCTTATTATTAATATCATTTTAGCAATCCCATGGATATTGCCTTATCAACATCAAAAGCATAGTTTTGTCCATTATGCGATAAATGTAAGCGGTCTAATGTTAGACATCTATTTGAATGTTCAAAGCTAAACACTTCTTTCCCATCAATCCTTACACCTAACGGACACATGACAAGAGTATGTCCAAGTGTTTCCTCATCTCTAACAAAACATTTTAATCTTATCTCACCACCACAATAACGTTGTCCCCCTTCATTTTTGAGTATATCTATGAACATATCATTTTCAGTATCACCATTTATATTATACATTCGCAGAATGTGTTCTTCAATACCTGAATCAGAATCGCCACCAGAGGTGATAGAAGTACCATCAAAGCCTTGTAAATTTTGCATCGTAAAAACTAGTTTATCTCCATTTTTTACAACATTACGTAACACATTTCCACTACCTTGGACATTCACTTCTTTAACGCAATCAGATGTACTTGGATAAGCCGGTATACTTATCGTATTACCACTAACATTATATGCCGTATTACCGACCTTGACAGTCGAAGCATAGTTATGCGTGTGGTTTGATGCTGCATAAGAGCCTTTTGGCTGGTAGTTATTACCAACCCATGACTTAATCTTATTCCATAAGGCTTGCAAGCCTGTTGTATCTAAAAATGTTCCCATATACGAATTAAGCTAAAGCGTTAATTACCGAAGCAGGAATAGCTTCTACATCTTCTTCAGTTAACAGATAAGCTCTATCGATGTGAGGAGTAGGAAACAGAAGTTTTTTGTCACTTGTTGACCCTGAGGGGTCAGTGTATATGATACGAATACCATCAAATCCATAAGTCTTCCCGAAGAAATCACCTCTAGGCGTATCCTTTTCTACAGAAAGTCCCTCCCAATTGATATAACAATAGTCCGAGCCGTTTGGTGAATTAAATTGAAGAAGATCACTGCCACCTAACTGAGCTTTATGATGAAGCACATTGTACACTTCGGTTAACTTATTTTTATCATCAGTTGTGTAGTCGTTAGTAGACAGCCCCTTTCCTGACACTTTATCTACCTTGCCATTGAGAGCAGTCTGTTGAGCCGTAGAGACAGGCTTATTGTCATCCGATGTGTTATCGACATTGCCCAACCCAACCTGAGCCTTAGTTACCTGATGAGGATTAGATTTATTGTTTGTATGACTGGTTAAGTCTACAACTTTAGCATAGGGTGTCAAATCTATATTAGCATAGAATTCTCCCATTTCTTCCCACTTGCTTGCATCATAGGTAGCAGAAGGATCACCTATATAGAGATACTCCTTATAGATATTATTCGTCGTGGTAGAAGATGCTCTGATAAGATAAAGATGTTTCTTGATATTAGATGTTGGTAGTGCTGTAACAACTTCAGCGACTGTGGTGTCAATATTGCCTAGTTGAGCCAAAGGCACTTTTCCATTACTATCGAGCGTTGCAAGACCATTAGCACCTCCTATAATCTTAGTGCTGCCACCACCTAGAAGAACATGGTTATTGTCACTAGCAGTACATTGTACGCCGCTCTTGGTTATAACAGCACTCACTGTATCAGTATTGCTATGACGTTCTGTCATAGTAACCGAGTCCGTCGAAAAATCCATACGTGCACCATCTGTTATTTTACCGACTTTTACGGTGTTAACTCCACTTGCTATCGAGTTAAGCACCCAAGTTTTAATTTTCTCCCAAAAATATGAGAGTCCTGTTGAATCTAGATATTTTGCCATATTATTTTAATTTATAAATTATCAATTTCAGAATTTGGAATAGATATAAATCTTCTCATTACGGTTTCTGCAATAAGTTCAGCTTCTTCCGTTGAGATATTGTTGATATTTCCAATCAATATCCACGTTTTTTCATTTTTCCTATATGCGTAAATGGAACCATTCTCAACCATAGATGGATTATCAACATTGCAGATTATCGCAAGTTGTCCCATTCGTAGCGCTTTACCATTAGTACCAATAGGATTTTGACTATCAGCTTCCATTGCAGCAACTGACGTGTAAACCTTACGAATACCTAATCCCTCCAAATTCCGTTCCATGTCGGCTATATACTCCAACACATCGCTTTGCAACCCGAAAGTGTCTTCTGGGCTGATGCTATTCACCTCTGTGATTCCACGGAGGCGATTAGCTGTTTGGTTTAACTCATAGATTGACTTCATGTTATTTAGGAATTTCAAAAATTATATTAACTGGGCAATTAAGAGGGCGCCATTCGATAGGATTTGCAGACATGCAATGTAGACGAGCATTACCTTCCCCATCAAATGATATATAAGAAGGATAGGTTTCGTCATCACCACCAGCGCCAAACATACAACTTATAGTATTTTGAATGTTACCAGGCCATCCACTTTCGTATGTGTCAAACAATGGTATAGAACCTGAGATATCTGTGTTGTTATTAGATACTATATTAATCCTGAAGCGATAACAATCTGTTAGTTCGCGATATTCCACGGTACCACCATAACCGGAAAGAAAATGCACATTAAGTTTTGTCCATTTCCGTGCATTTACATCGATCTTACTTTTAATGATGTTATATATTGCATCTGTCAAGCTACAAAACTGGTCAGACGAATAGCATTCATCGATCTGAGAACGTTCATTGGAGATAATTGCGTATTTATGTTCCTGACATGGAGCCTGTTCTCCATTATCAAGCGTTCTGTTGTCATGTTTGTCTTTCTTAATGATGATATAAAAAGGAGAGCCATAATCAACCTCTATTTCTGTTGCCTCATATTTAATGAAATCATTGCCTATACACAAAAATCCACCATCAATAAATTGCAGTACTACCTTTCTGGTTTCATCGTTCCTCGATGACAGACAGAATGGTGTAACAAAGAATCCTTTCGAAGATGTTGACACAGTCCCCATAGGTATGAGATTACCCAAAATCTCATTCGAAGTCCATGAACCAACATAGGATGGTATAGCACTTCTCACCACCAAATTTAAAATTTCAGGAAGTGATTCTGAAGCCAACTTCTGGATAACCTCAAGATCATCAAGATAGATGGGCTGTCCTCCCGTATTGAATAGAACCTTATTCATAATCGTATAATTCTATGCTGAATGTACGTCCAGCTGGTTTATAAATCTTTATTATATTTCTTATAGTCATTAAATATCTCCAATGATATTCATCATTATCTTTTGATTCCAATGATGTACAAAGGAAAGTGGGTACCATCACCTTAAAGTTCACTTTGATACCACTTTCTCCATTCTTTCTAAGAACAAATCCTTCTTCTTCAGATGTAGTCCTCATGATATTGGCTCTTTGATTTTCATTCCCAAAATAGAACGAAGGAACTCTTTCCTCCTCCGGAGTCTCAATATGTATCTGCAAGTCATCAAGAAAAAAAATATCATTCAAAGCTTTCTCCAGATACTGTACATTTCCAGTTATATTCAACCGATCATCTACAGCCTGCTTTAAGCCGATAAATCTAGCATACAGATACTGCAATGGGACAATCATAACCCATAAAATGGCAAGAAGCAGTTTGCTTCTCATAATAGGAGGCAATAACTGCATTACGAGTTTTTTAAAATCAATCTTGTACCACATACGTCAAACTATTTTCAAGTTCATCAGGAATGTAGCTGCCACTTTTTCCAACGTAATTGTTACCGTCCAATACTGTCCAGGATGTTTCTCCATCTGCTCTGTATCTACATTCGATGAGGTCGACATCTACGACACCTGCAGCAGTTTGTATGGCATCTACAAGTTTTGTCTTGTTGAATGTTCCTCCATATACAATATTCTTAAGATGGTTTTTGATGGCTGACTCGACTGGCCTACTCCCATCAGACAACATCACACCGCTCTCATCAAGTACCAGAGGATCTATTGTGATATTGGCCCGAATAAGAACATGGTCGCTCGCCTTACTTGTAATGTTCAACACAACTCCTGCAATTTTAACACGGTTCATATACTGTTTGAACACTGTTAAAACATCGTTTGAAAGCGGGCAAGGACTTCCCGCATTATCACCACTAACAAGGATCTGTACACTTGTCCCCTTATCTCTAACAGCTGCATATTTAACAATCTGTTTTGCTTCATTGATGTTAGCATATTCATATGCTTGTGTACGTTTATTCAAAACAAGTGTATCACCGTATTGAAATGCAAGTGCCATTTTATAATACCACGGAACACTCGCCACAACTGCACCGTCCACTTTCTGTTCCACATCTATCAGATACTGATCAAAGATGCGTTCAAGCACATAGAATGCCGATGCAATGATGTATATGATAATGTTTTCAAGGCTGACGGGCGAGAAACTTTCACTCCAGGTAGAATTACTTCTCAGACCATATTTTTCACGCAAAGTTTCATTTGCGAGAAAAGCATCCGTCATAGTCTTCTTTATTTCTGCAACACTTCTTGCCATAATCATTTAAATTCAGTAGTAAATTGTTCTGTAAAGATATGTAGGTTTATGCCACTGTTATCATCAGCAGTAGCCGGTGAAACGTCATTATTCTTGCAGTATTGCTGCATGGTGCGATTGTACACCCTGTCCGGAAGCACCAAAATTGTATCTGCTTCCGGTACTTCCGTTATGCTTATGTCATTCAATCGGGCGATATCAAGCGAAGCTTCCAATGAGCCGAATTCCTGAATGGCGATATCCATCAATGTCTGACCTTCTTTTACTTTAATTTTCATGATTCATACTATGTCTTGTTGCGATGATCCATAGAATACTTATGATAGCAGCAGTAACCATAAGACCGATGGGTGGTTTTGACTTCTCAGTCTTTTCTTCTGTAGCCATCATTCTTCTGGCATGATATGTCAAGTCATTCGCATGATTGAGAGTATCTTCCTTAATAGTCTGTACATTCTTAACCGCATTACTATTAGCCTGATACTTGGCCGTATACCTGTACACTCTGCTCCGCATGGTACCAGTTGAATCTGGCTCCATAATGAGAAACGTTTCCTCCACAGTACTATCATATACAGTTTGCAATTGTGTATTCTGACCCTCCTGATGTTTCGTTACTGCCTGTTCATGGCCTTTAGCAGCCACATAACTGGTATCTATCATCCTGTCCTTCACTACATCACGATGAACTCTGCAACTTACTACTGTCATGAAGAGCAGTGCCATGATACACCTGATTAACACTTTCATAGGCTATATATTTTTATATTCTATCATTGCATCGAAACAAGGACATTCCTTGATACGTTCATTCGGATCTACTTTACCATTATGGTTGGCATCCGGACTGATATCACGGTGTCCCATGATCTTGGCATGAGGATACTTTTTTTTGAGCATAGTCAGTACAGATACGAGAGCCGATTTCTGTGCAGGTGTACGAGTATCTTTTTCTACAATCTTTTCTCCATTGTTTTCGATGCCACCAATATAGGCAACATTAATAGCAGTCTCATTGTAGCCCTTAACGCCATTGCTCACTTTATCTTCCGGCCATATCTGGTGAATCTTACCTGTATAATCTACTACATAATGATAGCCTGGAGCCTTCCAGTTTTTCTTTTTGAACTCAGCCTTGATATCTTCCAGCGTAGCAGTTTTCCAACTTGCCGTGCAGTGCACGAAAATTCTTCTAATTTCTCTCATTTTTATTTGTTTCTTCTAAATATTTTTTCACATCATCCTCACTCATTCTAAGCTTATTGGCAATTTCTCCCAGGAGCACTGGCCGTATCACCCGCAAGAAAGGCATATTCGGGAAAACAATCAGCATCGAAGCTATCATGCTCCATAGTTCAACCAGCATAATGACAGCACAGATAATAGTAGTAGTGATGCCACTTCCTATACCGACGAGCTTATCAATTGCAATAAAAGAAATAATACTGCAGCCATATACAGAGATCTTCGATATTGAATCTCTGGCCAGCTCACTCTTAGCGAAGGAGCCTTGCTTGATGCTAGAAGCAATACCCCATACCAGGTCGAGAAATACGAGTAGAACGACAAGTGATACTGATAGTCTATAACCAGCGAAATAATTCGCAATCATCATTCCCATTAATGAGAGCCATCCACTTTCTGTTGATAGTATCATCTGAATTTTATTAAAAAAATGAGTTATCATATTCGCTAATACTTTGATTTGATTTTTATTGAGGTCGTTGTTATTTTGACCGATTCCACCTGTTGGTTATCCATCTCCAGTTGCTCCTTAATGATAGTGCGCCAATACAGAGGGTCCTGGTCCAGGAGCATACCTTCAATGCCACACCCTACAGCAGGATACTCCTTATTCTCTCCATGATAGAGTTGCAGTATCAAGGCTTGATTTTGTGCAAGAATATCACCTACGACAAGTCCTTGCGTAATCCGTCCGTCTTCATCCCTTTTTACAGATACAGCCGGAGAATAATCTATCATTTGAATACCATTCATATCAATGCTTTATTTTATTATCCTCATAATCGGATACATTAAAATTCGCAGCTGAGCTTATGGGTACACCAGATACTCCATGTGGTGTCGTGTGGGTATGACTATTGTATTTTTGCACCAATTCGTTGAGCTTAGCAGTAAGGTCGTTGATATTAATCATACCTCCCAGCTTACCACCATTGATGGTTATTGTCCCTGTAGCCTTAATGCTGTCAACCTTATCAAAGGCAATCACTACAAGCTGCGATAAATCACCAGACAGACTTCCAACGGTTACAGCACTACCAATAGCAGGAACTAGTAGAATTTCTCCATCATCAGTTGTTTCTGATGCTTTCAATCTTACATCCTCAATAAGAATGTTACCAATCTGCAGGTCACATAGACTACCATGCACCTTTGTCACGATGCCTTGATATATAGCTAAACAACCATTGGGTTTAGCCAAATTGTTCAAGTTATCTGCTAATTTTCTGTATTCATCCATAGTCAACTCAATCTGAATCCTAAATCAACCTTTCGGCTTCCACCATTCTGACCAAATTCCGTTGTGACCGAGTTTACAAAGTAAGTTCCATCCTTATATGGATAATCACCATCATGAAGCATTACACTGTCACCAGGAACACATTCAGGTATCAACCACCCTGCAATACTACCATCAAAGCCATCAAAGCTCCTGCGTTTTACTTCAAGTTCGCCTCTGGCTTTCATAGAGGCTTCATCGGTTGTTGCCGACTTCACCTCAATCTTTTCACCTCCTGTAGTTCCTGTTTCAATCTCCTTAACAGTACCATCAGGCATAAGAGCCTTCACAATCACCTGTACCTTCTTGTCTTCAGCCTTGCGATAGGTAAGATCTTCCTTTTCTATATTTTTGGAAAAATCATAGAAACGTTCCTTGCCAGTCATCTGCCCTGGAGGATGCACATGTAGCTTACCGTCAGCGATATAGATATCAGCTCCACATTCTTCCTGCACCTTTTTCAGTACATCATATCCAGTTGCGTTGTTTATAACGAACTTGGCATATGTCCATTTATAGGTACAGTCGATACCCAAAGACAAACCACAGCCTTTAACCACCTTCTGCAGCAAAGCTTCAATAGTCACTTTCTTCAACTGATCATTGGGAATAGCCTTACGGAACAGATAGAGATCATCCTCACATATCAGTTGTATGTTACCACCATCAGTACTAATGCGTTGTAAATAGCCTTGAAACTCAGCAATGAGACCTGTCTCGTTGTAACCAAGCCCTATAGTAACCTTATCACCAAGTTTCAGTTTTGATTCAACATCAAGAGCAATGTTATACTGAGCTGATGGTAATGTGATTGTAGCAGTATCAGCAAGGAGTTCCACGCTTTTGTGTATCTCCACCTTATCAAGCATTCCAAGCTTGTAATCACCAACCTGTATGTTAAATATCATCGTGTACATAGCTCTTACATATTTAGATCATCACGACTCAACAGTAACTTATAGATATCATCACTATAACATGTGATAGTATAGTTCTGATTAGTAGCACCTGATGTAAATGGAATGTCCCAACTTTCAATTGCTAATTGATTGATACCAAATACTTCTAAAAGAGGTGAGAGAGCCTTGACATGTCCTTTTTCACAAAACATTCTTAGCTTCTCTACATCATCCGTTGGATAATGTCCGTCTTCACTGATAAGTATTCCCTCAATAGTTACAGTGTAGTCATCCTGTGTCCAGCGTTCCTTGATGGATCCTTTAATTTTCCCTTTGGAAACATATCGACGTATTAGTCTATTCTGCCCATTGATACTAATCATCGGCTCATAAGGGAATAGCCATTCAACAGCACCAGGTTCTTCCAATTGAAAGCGTAATGGGGCTGTCATGGGCACACCTCTGGCATTGGTACGGATAATATCTCCAAGTTCTTGATCAGACATAGAATCAAGTTCAGAATACTCATCCGATTTCACCGTTGATACCTTAATGGACATACTTGGTAAATATGGTGGTATCTTCACCTTCGACATCACCGTTGCTGCGAGAGATTGTAGTATGAATCTTGATGTTGCCATATTATCTATCAGTTGAAGTTGCTATTGCCAATGCTCTGTTCATGCACTCCACAACTATACGTTGCAGTTCTGCAGTATCAGCTTTATCTGCCATGGTTACATTGATATTGTCGAAGAACTTGGCTATGTGCACTTGTATAGATGTACTACGTGAGCCACCTGTAGCCAATGCTTCTGCTGTTTTCGAAGTGCCTTTTCTTCCATGTTTCTTTTTGTCACCATCACCAGCTCCAAAAGAAATATTCTCAGAATATGAACCTTTTAGTCCAGGAGTCGCAATCTGATGTTTTGATTGCTTTGTACTACTCTTGTGTCCCTTTTTACGTTGCTCCTGTGTAAGGTGAGTATTATAGTTAGAAGATACACCTTTTACTAGGTTTTGAGTAGCTGATATGGCATTTTTTCCAGCATTTACACCTAACAGATTACTTGCAGTGCCCTTGGCAGTATCCCATGCACCTTTAAAATCACCTTTGAACAGCTTAGCAAGAGCAGATCCAACACCCTTTATGCCCTCGAGCAAGCCGACAAATCTATCAATAACAAACTGCTTAATGATGTTGCCGAATCCTTTCAATGTGTCCCACATAGTGAGTATGAAAGCTCTGAATCCAGCGAACTTGTTCCAGCAATATACAATAGCTGCTGTCATTGCGCCAATTGCCATTGCTACTATTCCTATAGGATTAGCGTCTAAAAGAATATCGATAACAGCTTGTATTGCTACCCAAGCTTTGGTAACTAACACTATGCCCCACAACAAAGCTTGGTAGGTATAGAATACTGCAATAGCACCACCAACCATTGACGCAACGAATCCAATTTCTGTGCCCCAATCATTAAAAAACTTAATGACCGATTTAACAGCACCTGAAAGCCAGGAAAACAAGCCAATAGTAAGCTTTGCTAAAAATCCAAAGATTTTCTTCAACGTATCTGATTCTGCTATCCAAGTTGCAATACTCTCTACAATATCCATAACAGCAGTGCTAACGGTCTGAAATACCGATATGGCTGTCATAAAAGTAGATTTCAGCTTATCAAATATGTCTTTAATTCTTTGCTGTAATGATCCCAAAGCGGTACTCATCTTACCAGCTGCAGTCTGCGAAGTTGCTTCCATCATACCATGAAACTGTCCACCAGCAGCAGTAGCATGTTCCATTGCCTTGGTAACCATATCAGCTGTTATTTGGCCTTTCGACATTGCTTCCTGCAGTTCCTTGTATGATTTGCCAGTCATTGCCTGTAATTCCTTCAGAGGATTCCAACCTGCATTAATGAATTGAAGCAAATCCTGGCCTTGCAGTTTCTGCGCAGCATTGACTTGACCATATACGAGCGATAAGGATTCAAGTTTCTGAGCATCACCCATAGAGATATCACCTAGCATTTTAAGTTTACTCATCACGCTATCGCTTGATACTCCGAAATTCAACATTGTCTGTGCTGCATTTTCCACATTCAAATTAGAAAAAGGAGTATTATTCGCAAACTTATTGATATCCCCTAACAATTTAGCAGCTTTATTCTCATCGCCCACAAGAACCTTGAATGCCACAGATGTTTTTTCTGCTTGCGAACCGATTTTAGCAATCGCACCTACACCTGCAGCAACCATCGTATAAGGATTCATCAAAAAGTCCATACCAGGGATAGAAGAAAGAGATGACTTTAAGTTACTAAACGAAAAGGCTTTTCTTATGTTCTGTCCTGCTGCGGTGGCCCTTTGATTGACATGTTCAAGCTGCTCAGTCGTGCGCTTGGCTACACTAAGCACATTTCCTGAGTCAGCTTGCATTTTTATGAGAAACTTAACGATGCTGTCCATCTTTCGCTGCGTTCTTTTCGAGTTCTTTAATTTTTAGAAGATGAGATATATGGTGCGCCCACACTTCATCTGGATACCGTTCTGGAATTATCGACAGATTGTACATCAATAGAGTATCGTAGAAGAGGATGTCAGAGGCTTCGAAATCGTCTGCCTCTACCTCTGCATCCTCTAAAGCTTTTTTATTTCAGCCTCCTTGACCTTCATCACGTCCTCCATCTTAGCAACTGCCGCAAGGAACAGGTCATCATTCTCCTTGATTTCCTCGTCACCAGCAACCCACAACTGATTAAGTGTAGCCTCACTCAGTTTGATAGGGTCTTTTACTACAGATAGGTAAGACAAATCCTGACGGTTAGGTTTACGAACTATACAGCTCTTACCTTCAACAGTGATACAATACAGTTCACCATGCTTCTTTTTGAGATCAGAGATCTCTTTTTCGCTAAATTTCTTCATAATTTGTTGATTTTACTTTTGATCCAAATAAATAATTGGCAACTCCTGTTCTGTGTACTTATCGCCCTGCTTCCAGTCGTGAGGCGCTTCAGTGAACTCTACACCAATAAGTGTATCAGTTGTTGTAGCCTCACCTTTAGAAGGATTACCATAACACACAACAATATTGGTACGCATATTCAGAATATCACCACCTGCAGCAACCTTCAAGGCTTCATATTCGCTCTGCAGAAGAGAAATAGAACCCTCATACGACTTATTGCCTCGCTGAATACCTACAGGCTTGTTACCCTTGCCATACAAGACTTCTTTGTCCTGTTTGCTTGTGTATTTGATTCCACGCAAGCCTGTAATATTTCGACCTGCAAGGTTGACAGTAATGTCAGACCATTCGTATTCACGTGTATTAATCATTTTTACTCTTCACTTTTGGTTACAAAAAATCCAAGTTTCACCTCTACATCACGAGCATAGCCGTGAGGTCTAACCTTGATAGTTACTTCCAACTTCGATGTTGCCAGAACATTCACGTCTGGATTAATGACACAAGTACAGCCTTCGCCATTGCTGTTGCTAGATAGCTCTCCATTGACTGTCATTGCGCTATCAATAGCATCTTCAACGGTCTGTTCGATATAGCGAATAACATCCGAACGCAATGTTCCATTGTCATTTACCTCCAGTTCGTCAAGAATGCAATCAAGAAGTGTGTTATACACAATTCGATAAGCCTTGTCTATGACTCTTCGATTTGCCAATGAAGCGTAATCATCGGTTGGATCACAAGCCATACAGTCATCAATATAGTAATAGCCGCTGCGACCTGTATATCTACGTGGATACACGTAACGCTTATCATAGAGAGTATCCAGAACATCTGTCTGCAATCCGATAAGCTTATCTCCAAGATACATCTTGTTAGGGTAAATAGGACCTGACTTCACACGTCCAATATTACGCTGAACAGGTGTCATTGCCACTCTACCTGCAAATGTACCCATATCCACATCCATTGTTGAATCTTTCTGATCGCCAAGAACAACCATTACTCGGTTATAGTTTTCTGAAGACAGGTCTAATACAGAACTGCCATCATAACCAATGCCAGGGAGAGCAATAAACAAAGGGGCATACATTTGTGTTGTAGCATATTCAGCCAAGGCCTGAGCTACTGGCAGAGCAGAAAAGACATCAGCATCCAATCCATCTGCACCTGTTGTTGGTTCTGTGCCTGGCATAATCACGATGCCACGTAACTGACCATTCATATCAAGAATGAGGTCTTTCAATGCACCTGTGTTCTTATTACACAAATCTGTCATAGTGTCACTTGCCGCAATACCATACACAACCACTTTGGTACCCTCTTCTGCTTCATTGTAGAAGTTAGTAACAACATCTACAACCTTTGCATTGTTAGCCTTGGTAATGCCAAGTTCCTTCAAACCATCAGGGCGATAGATAGTGTATGGTGTATTCAGAGCGAACTTATCGCTAACAGCTGTTGCGCTGATAACGAGTGCCAGGAGACCGTCAGCTGATTCGCTGACAGTTCCTAACTGACCGTTCATGAATTGTATTTTAATCTTTGGTAAAGACATATTCTACAATTTTAAGTTGAACATCTGTTTACTCGCCTTCACACTTCAGTAGGTGTGCCTGTAGGTGTTTCTGATGGTCCCTCTGGTGTTTCTGATGGTCCCTCTGATGTTTCTACAGATGCAGAAGCTGCAGCCTGAGCAAGTACGATAACACCCTTGTTGTCGTAACGACGCTTTGAACCGCCTGTACGAACCAGGAATGAATACACATCACCGTAGAAGGTTGCGTCATTGGTATTGGCGAACATCTGAACATCGCCAAGAGCACGTGACACGCAATCCTGCTGCCATGCAATACCGGCAAGATTGTCTGCTGCAGCTTCGTCTGCTGCGAATTCCTTAATATTGTCAGCATTCTCTACCAGGACAGATGAACGCTGCATGATGCTGAAGCCGTACAGCTGACCGACAACACCTTTTTTAACATCTGCAGCCTGCTGGAATGCCATCAGCTCTTTTTCGGTGAGGTCGTCTATCAAATCCTGGTACATGAGTGCATCAAGGAGGAGATAACGGCCTTCTACAGGAATATTGTCCTTATTGAAGAGATACTGCAGATGTGACACATTTGCTTTACTGATGGTCTTGCGGTAACCAGTAACATGACTACCTTCAGCTGCCACGATCTTACCAGTGCAGCGCTCGATAGTCGCATTCTTAGCCCACTCACGCAACAGGCTCTCATGAGCTACCATGATCAGCTGCTGACGGTCCTGATTAATAACAGAGTTACGCTTATCGTAGCTGAGCTCAACCGTCTCCGCATTTGAGATATGTACAGGATCGGTGGTAAACTCATCAATGGTGTACTCCTTATCGTGGTCTTCACGCAGCGTTGCTGTTGCAGGATACTCCGTACGATTTTTCTTGACGCCGCTTGGTAAACCAGCATTAGGGATATGCACAGTCTTAAAGTTCACATACTGACTGTCATCAACACTTTTTGCAGCGAATGAGTTCTCTGGGAAGAAATTCTCTACAATAGTATTCTGCCAAATTTGTTTGTTCAGTGCCATAATTCTTTATTTTATTTATATTTGAATGATTTTTGAACAGTGTTCAAATACTACTCTTCCGTGTATTCCACACCATATTTATCCTTGAAAAGTTCCTTAAACTTGGCAAGGTTGGTTGCCTTCAGTTCTGAGAGTTTCCCCTCCTTATCCAATGTGTCCCAATCTTTGTTCTCAAACTGAGCCTGTGAACCCTGATTGATGAACTCTGTAACCAATCCTGCCTTCTGGGGCTTGATGCTGTTAATGAGAGCTTCGGTATTCTTTCGATCACTCTTCATCAGAGCCTTGAAAGTCTCTTTCTGTTCTTCCTTGATTCTGCCTTCCTTGATAGCAGCATTCAGGAAGGTTTCAATCTCCTTGCTCTCTGATGCTTCAAGCTTTGCTTTCAGACTCTTGTTTGCATTTTCAAGAGCTTCAAGCTTTGTCGCATTCTCCGACAAGTTCTTAGCCTTGTCCACTACGGCCTTTTCATCCGCACAATTAGCGAACATAGGCGTTGATTTCAAATCATCTAATAATGCCATGTTATTATCATTTTGTGACTCGATTTCGAGTCGGTTGTTAAAATAAGCGTATATATTACTCTGTTCTGCGTCTGTAAGGGTCTCTTCCATGGAATATATTCCATCTACAAGTCCCATATCCAAAGCTTCTTGTGCTGAAATCCAATGGTCCGTTCCATCCATGTATTTTGCTTTCACCTCTGTAGCTGTCATATTGCAGCGCTTAGAAATTATGTTGGCCAGATCATCTTCTAGGTTTCGCATCATATTCGACGTACGTTCCAAGTCTACAGCATTGCCTTTTGCTCCACCGCTCACAGCATGCAACATGATCTTGCCATAAGGTGAGATCATAACCTTCTTGGCTGACAGAGCAATAATAGCAGCCATCGATGCAGCATACCCATCTATGAATACTGTGATATTAGCAGGACAGGTCAACATTGCTGCACGAATTGTCATACCTGCGAACACATCGCCACCAGGACTGTTGATACGTAGATACAACTCCTTATAAGAGGTCTGGCCGTACATTATATTACTTACAACATTGGTTGGGTCACACTTTTCACCATCACCAATCTCACCATACATAAGTATTGTACCTACATCTTCTGGTGTTGCAAAGTTCTTAAATTTGAATGTATGCTTTCGTGACATAATTTTTATTTTTTCCGCAAATATCACATTTAATTTTCAGTCTCGCAAACTTCATTTTTATCATAGCGCTACAGAGTGTTTATTATAGCGCTACAGAACGCTACGATAAAATTACGCTTTCATTTATCTGTGTTTATCACGTATCTTTGCATTGCACATTTAGTTATAATAACATGGTAGCAAAAGCAAATACAACTATCGACAGAAAGAATATTGCTAAGACTCTCTATCTTGGCAATTACACACAAGAAGAGATTGCCGAAAAGGTCGGAACGACCCGACAAACAATCGCTCGTTGGATAAAACAGAATGATTGGGAGGAACTAAGAGCGTCTGCGTCAATTACTCCGGATAAGATCATTGCTAACTTTCAACGACAGATCATGGAGATCAATAACAATATCGCAGAGCGTGAACCAGGTAACCGATTCGCTACAAATGCGGAATCGGATACTTTAGTCAAACTCGCTGCAGCTATACAAAAGCTAGAACAGGATGTTGGTATCAGCGACATTGTAAATGTGGCCATCAAGTTTACTAATTGGTTGCGTGCAACTGATGTAGAGGTATGCAAAACTATCTCTCCATATCTTGACACCTTCATTAAATCACAGATTAAGCGATGAGAGCAGAAGAGAAAAGAGCACTCGAAAGATGGGAAGAGCACTTCAAGGCTATGTCAGCCGACATTCCTGTAGAAGATTGGCTCACGCCATTGGAAATAGAGCATAAACGAGCTTCTTTGGAAAAAGATCCTGTCGAATGGATAAAATACTTCTTTCCAAAGTATGCCAAATATGATTTTGCCGATTTCCACAAGAAAGCTATCAAGCGTATCATAGAACATGATGAATGGTATGAGGTTCTGTCATGGTCTCGTGAGCTGGCAAAGTCAACCATCGCTATGTTCGTTCTGATGTATCTCATATTGACAGGTCGCAAAAAGTTTGTCGTGTTAGCTTCTGCAACCATTATGGCTGCTACACGACTACTCACACCTTATCGCATTAACTTTGAACACAACCCACGTTTGCGTCAGTTCTATGGCGATCAGACTAATTTAGGAATGTGGCAACAGGACCAGTTTAAAATAAAGAATGGTGCAACATTTATGGCCATTGGTGCTGGTTCTGCACCTCGTGGTGCTCGTAATGAGGCTATTCGTCCAGACATCATCTATATGGACGACTATGATACGGATGAAGATTGCCGTAACATTGAGACTCTTAAAAAGAAATGGGATTGGTTCGAAAAGGCTCTATATCCAACACGTTCTATATCTGAGCCTACACTGATATTATGGTGTGGCAATATCATTGCTAAGGATTGTTGTGTTAAGCGAGCTGGTCAAATGGCTAATCATTGGGACATCGTCAACATCCGTGACAAGAATGGACATTCAACATGGCCACAAAAAAACACTGAGGAAATGATAGACAGAACGTTGTCTAAGATATCAAGCAAAACAGTACAAGGCGAGTATTATAATAATCCTGTTGTTGATGGTACAGTGTTCAAGAACCTTGCATTTGGAAAAGTGCCAGCATTGTCAAAATTCAGGTTTCTCATCGCCTATGGCGACCCTTCAACATCTAACCGCAAGAAGAGCGATTCATCAACCAAGTCACTTATCCTCATGGGTAAACTTGGACAGACATACTATGTTATCAAAGCGTTTCTTGACCACTCATTAAACTCTGAGTTCATAGACTGGTATTTTCAGATCAAGGACTATGTCGGTGGTAAAACGCCCGTATTCTATCTCGTTGAGAACAACACACTCCAGGATCCATTCTATGAGCAGGTGTTCTGTCCTCTGATACGTGAAGAGAATAAAAAGCGAAAGACTGATATTCATATCAAGGGTGATGCAAGCAAGAAGGGAGACAAGGCTTCTCGTATAGAAGCTGCTCTCGAACCGCTCGACCGTCTGGGGCTACTCATATTCAACGAAAACGAACAGGACAATCCTCACATGAAGCGCCTGATAGACCAGTTTTCGCTCTTCGAGACACATCTGCCATATCCTGCCGATGGTCCTGATGCCTGTGAGGGTGCAAAGGTGCAGGTGGACAGGCGCATCAATCTTGAAATACCTGTTGATACTATATCATATAATGACTTATCCGATTTTGATTCAAATTATAAATTTTAAATACAATGGCGAACTTCATACAACTGGAAGACTATGATGCTACGATTCACCGTGAAATCCTTGATTCGTTAACGCGCAATGACTCTGCAACTCAGGATAGGCAGATTATCGAAATCTGCGAAGATAGGGCTATAGCCGAAATGAAAGGCTATCTCAATAAGAGCTATGATGTAGAGGAGATATTCTCTGCAACGGGTTCTGACCGTAACCAACTTATTCTCATGATGGCTATTGATATAGCTGTATATCACATCTTCTGCCAGCATAATCCTTATAAGATGTCAGAGATTCGCAAGACACGCTATGACCGTGCTATAGAATGGCTCAAAGGAGTGATGAAGGGTGACATTACAATAGCCGATGCTCCACGCCTTCCGGCAGAAGAAGCAGCAAGCAACAGCCCTTGGCAGATAGTATCCGATGAAGTAAGACCAACTGAGATGTAAGATTATGAAAAGAAAGTATACATTAGCGAACAAGCGAACAGACAATAGCCGTAATCACAATCATATTACGACTGGAGGATATGCAGGTGGAAACAGCGTTCCTGACATTATTATGCAGATGCCAGAGATATTCTTCTTTGACATCAAAAAATTCATTGATGCAGTCAGGTCTGCCCAGAACATCGAGTATAGTTACCGCACGGAGTTATACAACCTCTACGAATCTTATCACCTTGACCTTCATCTCGAAGGTATCATCAATAAGCGTTTGCGTGGTGTTACCCGCTTCCCGATTGAATTTCATAAGGCTGACGGCACTATTGACGAGGATATAACAAGAGAATTGCGTTCGCCTTGGTTCAAGAAGCTGCGCAAGGAAATCGTAGATGCACAATTCTGGGGCTTCTCTGCTTTCCAATTCTATCTTGACGAGGACAACCATATCCGTTATATCAGTATTCCACGCAAGAACTTCAACCCTGTTACCCGTCAGATATTAAAGAATGAGGGTGATCTGTCTGGTATTCCAATGGAGGCTTTCGATAATACCATGATGGTGGGAGAATCTCGTGAACTTGGTTTACTCATGGTGCTCATGATTGGAGTGCTATACAAGCGTGGTAACATTAGTGACTGGGCAAAATACTGCAACATCTTCGGTATGCCAATCCGTGAATATACCTATCCTGCAGGTGACGAGGAAGCTCGAAAGAAACTCATTCAGGATGCACGTAAACAGGGTGTCAACGCTGTATATATCCATCCTGAAGGCTCCAACATGAATATCATTGAGTCTTCACAGAAGTCTGGTTCAACAGAGCTTTACTCCAAGTTCTGCGAGTACTTCGATAAAAAGATGTCTGTGCTCGTTCTTGGCAACACCCTTACTACAGAAGCACAGGATACAGGTACTCAGGCTTTGGGTACAGTTCACCAGGACGAAGAGAACGATCTAAATGCTGATGACCGTGAATACATCCTTGATGTACTCAACTATCAGATGTTGCCTATCTTCGAGAATTTGGGCTACAATGTTACTGGTGGCGAATTCGTATATGCTGAGCAAGGTAAAGTCGATACAGAGAAACAGATAACAATTGTTGAAAAGCTCAACTCTATGGGACTTCCTATTGACGATGACTATCTCTATGAAACTTTCCATGTCACCAAACCTCAGAACTATGAAGCAATAAAAAAAGAGAAGGAAGCGCAGAAACAAGCTTTGCGTGAGGCTCTGAACAATTCACACAGAAAAGAGGATGAAGATGATTTGAACACCGTTCAAAAATCGTTCAAAAACAATTTGAGAAGTTTTTTTGGACTCGCCCCAAAGACAACAAAAGGGGCGGACACAGACTTTTAATTGATTCTCTTTATTACGGTGGTGGCAACTGTTCTTGTGGACACAATCATACACATTTCGACAATGCAGCTTCGTTTGAGTTCAACATGGATGTGTTGCATACGTTCTTGCGCAAGATATATAAGGGCTTTGATACTCGCAATGATATAGAGCCTATTATGTGGCGTGAGATACTTCGTATCATCAATGAGGGTACTGTTGAGGGGTTGTCACGCTCCAACTATCCTGTTCACGAGGAGGCATTCCTTAACGCTTTAAGACATAGCAATGAGGTGTTTGCTGCTATGAAAACTCATCAGATGGGTGAAGATATGGCTAAAAAGTTATTGGATGGTCATGGTAAATTAAAATCTTTCGCTCAATGGAAGGATGATGTAAGCAGCATCGCCAGTCATCATGTAGGACCTTGGCTCAAAACAGAATATAACACGGCCATAGTTCGTGCACATGCTGCAGCAGACTGGCGCGAATTCGAACGTAACAAGGACATCTTGCCTAATCTTCGTTGGATGCCTACAACAGCTGCAGAACCTGATAGCGCACATAAGGCTTATTGGCAGATGAAACTCACCTTGCCTATTGATGATCCGTTCTGGAACGAACATCATCCTGGCGATCGTTGGAACTGTAAGTGTTCACTGGAGGCTACCGATGAGTCAGAGATACGTCCCAAAGAATTGGAGTACGCCAAGCCACAACGTGGACTTGAAAGTAATCCTGGTAAAACAGGTGAAATGTTCTCTGATACTCATCCTTACTATCCTAATAGTTGTCATTCATGTCCTTTCAATAAAGGCATCAAGAACAAAGCTAAATCATTCTTTAGAAATGAAAAGAAACATTGTAATGAGTGTAGCAAAATAGGAAATGCGATGAAATACGCCCATAATGATTTGAAAAAAAATATAGATATAACGCCACCTTCTATTGAATCTTATGAGGTTTCACATCATGGTATGGTTTACACGTCACCTTATCATGGAGCAAATGAGGTTAACGAAAACAAAAGACTTGCCGATTTCTTAGTAGAAAAGATAGGTCGTAAAGTTTATTTGCTTCCACGTCTTGATCCTCAAAATCCTAAGCAAGCACATTTGCGTTCCTCTTTATTACCTCCTGGAGTAAAAGAAAGAAAAAATCCAGATTTCTATATTGGTGGTCTTTTCTTTGATGGAAAAAGTATGGTTAATATTGAAAAATCATCTGACAATACAAAATATCATAACGATATTTTGAACAGAATAAAGTCAGCAAAAAAACAGGCTGATAATGCAATATTAGAAATTCCAACATTTGTATCAAGGAAAATTATTAGTGGAACTATAAAAGGTTATTTGAAACAATCTTCAAAAGATAGGATAATAATAGTAAAACATGGAAGAAAATGCTATACTTATAGCGGAAAATACAAATAAAAAACGGGGGTTACTCCCCGCTCAGAGGTTGGAGTCAAAGTTCATAAAGAAACAATGGCTCTAACCACTGCAAAAGTACAAAGTAAATCAATAAGTTACGTCAATTTTTCAGAAAATTTTCAAAAATGGATGCAAAAAACTTCGAAATTAACATTTCTAAGCTAAAAGATGAGGTTATCAAGGTGGTCAACGACAAATTACCTCGAAAAGTTGGCGTTATGGCTGTCAACCATTTCAAAGAGAATTTCAGGCGAAGTGGCTTTGTTAACAGTGGACTTCGGCCATGGCCAAAGACTAAACGACAAATGAGCAATCTCCCTGGTGCTGATAGTCGTTATGGTCCACTTACCTCTAATCGCAATCATCTTATGAGTTCTATCGAATCTCATCCTGCAGTTGGTCAAGTGTCTATCATAGACTCTGTTCCTTACGCCAGCATTCATAATGAGGGTGGCAACATAACCACTCATCCTGCAGTAACTGATAAGATGCGTAAGTTTGCATGGGCAATGACATATTCTCTTTCTGGTGTTAAGTCTGGCACACTGCCAAAGGAACTTCCCCCAGAGGCTCAAAAATGGCGTGGCTTGGCTCTCACTAAGAAAAGCAAAATAACCATCAATGCTCATATCCCTCAACGTCAGTTCATGGGCGATTCTGCCGAATTGAACAGAAAGATTGAAGATACTATTCAAAAAGAACTATCTAAAATTATAAAGTAATGGAAAATGTACTTGCCGACCTCATTAATCTCATAGGTCAAAACATGCCAGAAATACGAGTTGTAGATGAAGACTATGGTCAATTGGAAAATCTTGACCAGGATGGAAATTGGATGTATCCATTAGCATTCCCTGCAGTACTGGTAGAGGAACAGGAAACAGCATGGTCTAACATGGAAGGTCTCAACCAAAAAGGTGATACCAGTATTCGCATTCGATTGCTTATCGATTGCTATGATGATACTCATTACACATCTGGCACTCTTGGTAAGGTGTTAGAACGTATACAGATGGTTAGCAATCTGCATAAACTTATACAAGGTCATCGTGTTTCCGTTGATAATGAAAGTAACGATGGTGTACTCATTCGTACACGTAGCCGTTTCTATACAGGGAACCATGGAATCAAGGTGTACGAGAGCTTCTACACTACTACTATTACGGACATCATATCCGTTCCTGAACGGAAGAAAATAGCAACGATAAGGATTAAATAGAAAAAGGACCAGCTATCAGCTAGTCCTTTTCTTCAGCACATTCCTAAATCCACAAAATAAGGGCTTTGATAATTTATGTCCCTCACATGTAGCACCTTCCCGTATCTTCATTCGTATTATCTGTAATATTCTTGATTCGCTTAGGAAGAACTCTTCTTGCGACAGTTTAGTAAGCACATCATCGAATCGTATGCGCCTTTGCTCTGTCCAGTAGTAGTATCTTTCGAAGATTCGTTGATCTCGTTCTTTCAATAGTTCTTGATTTCTTCCTTTCGCCATGATGCAAAAATAGGAAAAAATATCATACAATTCCAACAAGTTGAACAGTTTTAGAATTTATCATAAAAAAAAGCACCCTCCATGGGGTGCTCTTCTAATTATATTCTGCAGAAACTTGGCTCAATCTTGTGCCAAACATGTTTCTCATCCATTTGCCAAAAGTAATAGTTGGTAACGGTACTTTGGACAACGTTACTTTCTCGGAACAAGTCCATAATATTCTTGTACTCATCATCGAACTTATCCTCAAGTTCATACAATTTCGAGATACTCTTGTAATCAAGTTTACCCTGCCTGTTGCGCTCTAGTAGGCTCATTGCCAACTGATAGATTGGGTCTTCAGTTCCCTTGTCGCTCTTTTCGATATAGGCACTCAGATAGTCTATTAGCTTCTGTGCAGCCATATCGGCACGTTCATCGAACTGTTTTACTTTGTTGAACTTTACCGATAACTTGAAGTCACCCTCTATGAGGGTAAATCCCTGCTGGTCATCGTGTCGCAGTTGTCCGTACTCTGCCATCACATCACGGAAGGCACCACTGTTCTTATCCATCGTCTCCTTGAACTTGACGACTTCATCACGTAGCTGCAGTACGGCTATCCTTACGTCATCCATAAAGTCCTTGCGCAAACTTTCGTATGCCTCACGCTTGTTCACCTTGTCCTGTTGTTTTTTTGCTTGCAATGCTTTCAACAGATCATCTGCATCCTCTGCTGAGAGGTTCTTTAAAAATTCTTCTTTGTTCATATCCTTTAATTTAAGTTGTTATTGATTATTCTGTTTCTTTAGTATCATCCTTAGCCTGATAGACATGTCGTTCAGTTCATCACAGCTGAGGTATCTGAACTCCTTGCCGGCTATCTTCTTACTCTTGCTGTATCTGTTTACCGCTGACCAGTCAGTAGTGTCGACACCTATCTTTTGCATCAGTTTCAGGCATACGCTCCTTCGTCTCCTCAACTCTTCACGCCATGGCTTATCATTCGGACATGCCTTTTTCATTATCGAAAGTATCTGCGAGTATTCGTTTTTCGTCACTTCCTTCAAACTCTCCGTACGACCATTCGTGCCTTGATATACAAGTTCGCGCTTCAAGTCTTCCTTGTCCCCCACGTATGGCATACGCTTCAAAAGCGCATAGAACTGGGCATAATTTATTATTTCTTGCATAACGGTTCCCAATTTATAGTTATCAAAGGGCGCATCATGCCTGCACCTTGGCATATCGGGCATTTCAGTTTTACGCCATCTCCGAATTCATCTCTTCCCCAAATCCAACCATTTCCACAACAGTAGTTGCATTTCTGCACAAGTCCTGTTAATTGCTGCCGCTTACACTTTAAGGTTGGACTATCAAGTTCTATTATCTGTCTCACTCTACTCATAATTCAATCATTGCTTTTATATGTCACTTGTTTACATCGATGCCAGCTAACGATACGGGTGCCCCACATCAGGTCTTTTGTCTCTACTACCACCTTTCCTTTATTCTTCTTTGATCGATGAATAAGTAAGTCACATGGGTAATCGTGTTCAAGCCAGTCATCAACCAATCTGTGGGCATCTCCACCATCCATTAGTATGTAGATGGTATCACCCTCCTTGTAATCTTTCTGTTCTTCTTTCATTTTTCTTTGTTTTTATCACCCCAGTATCGTTCTGCTCCTTCATCCCAGATGGTATATTCTCCTGTTGGGCCGAAGAAGCGACCTTTACTGAATGCCTTAAATCCTTCAACCCATATTTTCAGCGATGCGTCATACATTACACTTTCGGCTGCTCCGCCTCTTGGTGCCCTGCCTTTAGCGTGGCTGATGAATATGAGTAGCTTATTGCGGTTCTGTTCTTTTAGTTTGATGTAGTCCTTATAGCTCATTTGTGTATACTGGAATGAGTCTATCACTACGATATTGAAACTCTTGCGTCTTTGTAGGCGGTTTCTTAGTTCATCGATGGGTTCTGAGTTCAATAGGCTGAATCTCCTTCCGCATTCATTCATCCTATGTCGCATCAGACTCTGTTTCATGGTTAAAGAATCTCCCTCTTCGAGGCTGTCATAGGCGACTCTGTCAAATCGACTCAGCTCCTTGCAAAGTTGCATCACAAAAGACGATTTCCCGTTTCCTGAGTTGCCCCAGATGAACCAGACGCCTGTGCGTTCTGGCTCACCGAAGGCTTCTCGCCATGGTCCTTCAAAGTCAAAGGTGGATTTCTTCTCTTTCAAAACTTCTTTTACAGTAAGTGCTCTTTTCATTGTATGTCTTTCAATCTTTCTGTTTATTCCTTTATTCTTTTCGCGCGATGTACAGACTTCTTTACTCGTCGAAGATCATACTCACAACTTTCGCTTTCCTTGATGATCTTATTGATCTCCTTGCGGTCCGTTATACCGTTGTTCGCACATATCGCATATACGTCCTGTGGTGATGTCGGCTCTATCTCAAAATACTTTCTGCCTATTCGGCTATAGAATTCCTTGTATCCAGGGCGCTCGTATCTCAGTCCATTGCGGATACGTCTCTTGATATAGTCTGTACTGAGGAATACGACGCCGCATCTGTCCTCAAGGTTGTTGTACAGACTGATGAAATAGTGGAACACGCTTTCTATCAGTTTATCGGCTTCGTCGAAGATCAGCAATGGGGCATCCATCTGTACCAGATTGTCCAGGATCTCCATCCAAAGTTCTCTTACGGTATAGCCATCGCTTCTTATACCGATCTTCTTTGCTATGGTGCGAACAAATTCGCCCTTGTGCATGTCCTCGCTACACAGTATGTAGAATGTTTCATTGTGGCTGTCGGCATAAAGCTTTGCCGTTGTGGTCTTGCCTGATCCGGCTTCTCCTACTATCCACGTTACGTTCTTCACATCCTTGGCGTCATCCATGGCATAGCTTATCTCCTGAAAGGCTGTTGTCTCCACGATATTCCAGCCTGTTGACTCTGTATGTTGTCCCACCTGGTCGACCAGTTTCTTCCACATGAATTCGCTGATATTGGTCCAATTGCCATTCAAGATACTGCTCAATGTTCCCGAACTGATACCACTCAGACTTGCAGCTGCTTTGTTCTGACTTGGATAGTGAGCGACATAGCGCTTCACATCCTCTACGATTTGTTTCTTTTCAATTTCTTCCATTTTCTTATAATTTAAAGATTTATAATTTACCTGCTACTTTCTTTTCGTCCAACTTGATCGGCTGTTCTACATCTGTCCATTCAAGGTTACTGACTATCTTTGTCACTTTTCCAATAGACAGTTCGTAAGGTTCGTGGGCGAAGACGTTGACACGTTTTTCTATTTGTCTGTTCACCGCTGCTCTGACGCCCTTCAGCTTCGGACAGTTCAGACCAAGTTGTTCCGGTGACGTTCCTTCCATCTGTTCGATGGCCCTCGCTGCCACCTGTCGCTTGATGCGGGCATTTGCCACTTCCTTCTCTTGCTCTCTGATGAACTTCACGTCCTCTGCAGTCTGCTCCTGGATGTTACGTTGTACTACCATGTATGGTTCCGCAACTCTTTCGAATCTCAACTCACCGGCTTTGTCCTTCCAGTACAAGCGTACACTTGTCGGGTCGTATGGATCATACTTCACCCAAAACTTCTGATAGGTGTGTTCCCGTCTCCAATCATAGTCTGGATGACCAGGTTCTGTGTACACATCATATACAAACTTCTTTTTGCTGATTGTGATCTCCAGCCCGTTTGCCGTGAATGTGCATGGTCTGCTTGCCATCACCCAGAACATATCCACCATATCCGATACTGTCACCTCAGGTGTACCTTCATTCACTGAGTTGTTGTACATCTCTATTCTGCTTATACCAGTCGCTGGATGTACCATCTCATTCCATTCCTGACGTGCCTTCACGTAGGCTGCTTTCAGTTCATCGAGTGTATATAGTTGCGACTTGTTCGCTTCTATGAATTCAAGGTTTGGTCTCGAATCATCCTTCTTGGTAGTAATGTTCTGACCGGTAAACCTCCAGTCCTTGTGCAGCACTTCATGCTGGAATCTGTAGAACACATTCTCAATGGTTTTGGAACGCCCATTGTAAGGTGTCGTGGTTCTGTGTATGTGACAGATGTTGTCGAAATAGTCCTGGCTGCCTTTTCTTTTGTGTCCACCTTGGTTATCATACACAATTTCGTATGGCTTATGTTTGGCCACCTGTATGGCCATACGGTAAGCGTTGTATTGTGCTTCGTAGTCTTCGGTATCGCTGATGCAGAATCCAAGAAAACATTCACTATAGGCATCTATCACCTCATACACGCTCGTTGTGCGCACCTTACCCTGATCATCCTTATAGAATAGGTTCAGCTTGGTGCCATCACCATACCACAGACTGTCTCTCATCGTTGGCAAAGCGGTCTTATGGCGCCTGTCGAATTTGATGTGTGCCTTGAGTTCTCCATACACAGCATCATACCACAGTTGAATTATTGATGGACTGTTCAGCCATTGTACAAGGCTCTTTTCGCTCTTCACGGGTTTTAGTCCTCGTTCTGCAGCTCTTCTGTTGTATTCTTCGAATATCTGACTGTTATTCAGAACTGGTTTCTTCTGTCGTTTCATGGCTATGATCATCCTTGCTGCCTCAGGTGTTATCTTCAGCGTGTTACTGTTACCTATTCGCCCGTTTATCATCGCATGATAACCATTTTTCTTGTAGTCCTTCATCTTGCTCTTCAATCGGGCCATCGAACTAGGTAGTGTGTGTCCGACCAACTCTCTCATCTTCTCACTCTGTGCATAGACGATATCCCATAGATCACTCCTTCGTCCTGCTCCAAGGGCGTGGCTGTTGGCTTTCAGATCATTCAGTCGCTCAATGAGTAGATTCATGATACTGGCATTGAGTGTATATTCTTCTATGAGCTTCTCTGAGAGATGAGTTTGAACACCGTTCAAATCGTATTCAAACGATTCATAATATTTACGGGCTGCATCATCTTTTTCGAAATTATCCTTCATCTGTTGGTCTTTCAAGACCTGAAGGGCATCACCGTATATCTCTTGGAATTTCTTGCGGTATCTCTCTGGGAGGGATTGGAAGACATATAGAGCAGCATGACCATAACCACCACGTCTGGCACATACGATGTTGTGTCTTGTAACGTTCTTTTTTAGCGTCTCACTATTGATGACCTTTGGTGATAGTTCATCATAGCTCACACACAGTTGGTTATTGTAATACTCCATTTACTTATTTTTTATATCTTTGCACCATCAACCTTTAAACTCTAAAATATGCGTGATTTCTTAAAAAAGGACCCATTCGTTGTCTATCAGTTTTGGGTAGACACTAAAGCATCGTCTGTTGATGTTGCAAAAAAGAATCTAGAACAAATTCTACTTGATTGTGCTAACTTTGCTGATTCTCTTGGAATCTCCCATAGAGCAGATGCTACCGGCCCTATTGATGGGACAGTCGAAGTGCGACTCCAATTCTATATACATGCACCTCAGGATGTCATCCTCATGAAGGTGTCTGCGCTTTTCGCTTTCGCTGCAACTCATAAGTTGTATTTCGCTAACCAGTTTTTCGAAACCTAAGATCTTCATATCAGGCTTGAAGCATGGAATAAATTCACCATTGACCATTCGGTGATAGCCTACTTTGCGCATCACCCTGCAGCATTCGTTATATACTTTTATTGTTGCCATATCTTCTTATTCTTTAAGTCCTTTAATTCTAGCGTCTTTCACTACTAATGCACTGGCAACGACATTGACTAAAATGATGGTAGTCAAAAACCAGTTACATTCAGCTACTCCGGTTGCCACAACCAAGCTAATGGCAAAGTATGCCACTTTTAGCTTCTGGCTCATGCTGAGTGACATTAACCATGTCCACTCTTCGCCATAGATTTTTCTTAGATCCTCTTTCATAGTTGTGCTTTCTAATTTACCACTCGAAGAGCTTTCCACCATACTCGCTGACCGCCACATGGCGGATCTTACGGGCTAGGATGGAGTCCTTTTTGAAGTTAATGCTCTTACTTACCATTTCCTTGGTACACTTCATCACAGAAGCGATTTCTTTGGACTTTCCATAGTCCAGTACAATTTTCTTGTGCATATAATTAATTTTTTAGTGTATTTACTTGCTTACAAAAAGATATAATTGTATCTTTGTAGCGTGTTCAACATTTAATCACGTTGCAAATATAGTGATAATTTTCAACTCTCCAAACAAAAATGGGGATATTTTTCAACTTTATGATGGATTTTTTATCTCGTATTCAAAAATTAGCAGAAAACGAAGGCATAAAAATAGGTGCTTTAGAACGTTTGATAGGCGCAAGTAAAGGCGTCTTATCACGTGCTATAGCTAATAATACAGACATTCAATCAAAATGGCTTGTGGCTATAGTTGAAAATTATCCCCAATATTCTACAAAATGGTTGCTTACTGGTGAGGGGGCTATGTTCAATAATGATACGCCCAATACCGTTGAACAAGTTGTATCCAACATTCCGGGAACAGGAATACCTTATTATGATGTTGATTTCATTGGAGGATTTGACGAGATTTTCAATTGTCAAGCAATAGTTCCCCAAAGCTATATCAAAATACAAGGATTCGACAAAGCTGATTTCTGGTGTAATGTCAGCGGACACTCCATGGAGCCTAAAATCAATCATGGGGATATTATTGCTCTTCATAAATGTAGAGTAGAAGACATTCTTTATGGGGAAATATATGCAGTCGTAACGGATTCCATCCGTACAATTAAGATCATACGCAAGTCTAAGCAACCAGGAATGCTTCGTTTCATTCCTATTAACATCGAGAACTATGACGAAAAGGAATATGCGGTGTCTGAAATTCTTTATATATATAAGGTAATAGGTAGTATCAGTAAGTTCTTTTAATACTATATATTATGGAAGATAATAAAAAAGAAAATGACCAGGAACGTCCTGGTCGCGCAATAACAAAAGATCGTTATGAAAACGAATTGAAAATTAAACCTAGTAATTTACGATAATAGCAGCAGCAATAGCTGCTATTATTGTTATGCCTATTATTATCGATGCAATCCTTAGCACCTTCACATTATTATCTATAGATTCACAATCCACATGGTATGTTCTTTCATTCTGCTCTAAAGCAGAACAAATAAGCATCTTCAGGTCTTTTTCTGGTATTTTGCTTGGTTTTTCATGCTCCCTAAACCATTTGATAAGGCTGTCATCTATCATGTTAGATGGTAATTCTCCTATCCATCTTACTCTGTGTTTCATCATTGCCTTACTGTATAGCATCGCTCCTGCAATTCCTAATCCAAGAGATAGTATTGTGCATGGAATAAACACAAGCATATCCTCTGTATGATTGAAAGTATAGGCAGTAATACCCAAGAATATGGTAAGAACAAAGCCAAATATAGTGTACAGACGGTCTGTTGACTTCTGTAAATGTGCATCTGCACCATTGGCAATGCTATTGCTTCTTTCCAATATAAATTTCAATCTATCTATATCAAAAAAGTCTTCTTGCTCTCTTGTTATTTTGTAATCTTCCATGCGGCATTTGCGTTAGTTTATGTCGCAAATATACCACATTTTCCCAACCTTCCAAAACCAAATTGAACACTATTTTTAGGTATTTTTCTGTAACTCACTGATTATCAGCATCATCACTTGTAAAGTGCTCCCCGAAAACGTTATTTTTTGATGTATTTTGCCCATCTAAAACGTTATTTTAGCCGTTTTTTCCTTTGTTTTTGTCCCTTTTCGCCCTTGAAAGTACTTCAAATTTAGTTAAAAGTGTCCACCCAAGTGTCCACCCAACTAAAACATTTGGTTTTTCCTTATCATTTCTTGTCCCTCCAAGTGTCCACCCAAGTGTCCCTCCAGCTATGTTTTTTCGCTTTGAACAGGGTGTTCAAAGACATAAAAAAAGGCTACCATCACTGGCAGCCTTTCCTTGTTAACCACTAACCTTTTTAACTCTAAGAAAAACTAATAATTATTATAACTCTTTTTAGATATAAGAAAATATGCACAACTTCATGATACAAAGGTAGTTAAATAATCCTAGATATGACAGAAAGTTGAACACTATTTTCTTACTTTTTCGTCATTTTCCCGACCTCTATTCCACGTCTAGGAGATACGATCACCTCACAACGCTTGATAATGACTTTTTTATTGATTACAGAGCCTAAATTAGCATGACGTAGATAAGTCTCCGTGAACCCTATATCAGAGGCCTTAAAACGGCTAAAAATGGCTGCTATGGATCCAAAGTAAAGATCACAATGACTTTTATAATTACAAATGCCTGTAAGCAGATGTACATGTACTATTGTTTTTCCCATATTTGTATCTTTTAATTACCGCAAAGATAATAAATATATTCCAATAAAGCTATAAAAGGAATAATATAATTATTAAAATAATAGTATACGGGCAAAAAAAAGATAGTCATCAGGCAACCGCTGTTGTACCAATGACTATCCACCTTTTAACAAATGAATTCAAGTTTAACAAATGAATTTATCTTTCAGAAACTCTCTTTTAACACATTGCAAAGATACCATAATAAGTTCGTAGAACCTACGGAAGTTGAACAGAAAAAACATCTTTTTTCGAATGTCCAGGGCATCGATATATCCTCCCATTTCCTTCTATGTTATATTTTCATTTGAACAGTCTTTGAACACCATTCAATTTCGTCACCTCTATGTTACATGATTGTTACATTTGGTTTTTCCCTCATTTTTCCTTTATTTTCTACCGATTTCCCCATATATAGAGGGGTTCTCGTCTTTTTCACTCTCTATCCAATTTTATACATTTGGTTTTTCCCCCCTTAAATCTTAGTGATACGACCAAGCGTTAGAGTTTCCTTTTCTTTTCTAAGTTCATTCAACTCATTCTGCAAACTTTCATTCTCCTTTTTGAATTTTACGAGACCCTTGATAGAGTCTGTCACTTGTTCCTCTGTGGCTGTTGCCTCAAGTCCAAGTGCCAAAGCTAAAGTTTTTATGTCCATTTCATTTCCTATTTTATGGTTAAAATTTTCGAGTTTTGGTAGGGGTGATTCAGCCCCCATGCCCAATTCTAGTACCTTTCCGTCTTTCTTTAGTACGATAGCATTATCATTGGCTCCGATATCAACCATCGACACTTCAAACAAACGCCACTTCGTAATGGTCGGGCAGGTCTGACCTGGTAATAGTAAGGCTGGATCATCTGATAGTTCTAGGATGTCCGCGCCAACAGAACACATTCTTATCGAACCCTTTTCGAACTGTGTCTTAATCTGTTTCGATAGCTCAGTGGCTTCGTCGAAGACTGGTTCACCAGTTATCTCATCACCTTCGATTCTTATATCCTTGATATATCCGATCACGGTCCCACGTTGATGCATATAGAGTAGAACAGGGTTCTTCTCATATTGGCTAATATCGCCACCCTGCGTTATCAATCTCGATCCGTACGAGTTCACACTGCTGTCACTGAGTCTTAGTCTTTTCATCTTATTTTCTTGCGTCTATTTTCGTTAAACATTGGCAAAATAAACTTCTTTTGGGGATATTTCCAAATAACTGCGCAGCACCTGCATACTTATCTGCAACCGTTGCGTACTTTCTTGTTTTTCAAGTGCAAATTCACTTATTTTGCAACAGTTTTAAACTAAAAGTTATATGAAGAAAGCAGAAATAGAAAAGAAGAAATCGATAGCACGATCGCTATATATGGCTGGAAAGGGACAATCCGAAATTGCCGAGGTCATTGGTGTACATATAAACACGATTTCTAAATGGGTCAACAATGAATGTTGGAAGGAACAGCGAGCAGCAGCTACGGTGACCCGTCCTGAACTTGTCAACAAACTCCTTACATCCATAAATGATCTTGTAGAGACCGTGAACAGGTCTAAAGACCCGGAACTTATTGCGAAGCTTCCCGATCGTATGGCCAAGATGGCGTCTACGATACAGAAACTTGACAAGAAAGCCTCTGTGGTCGATTTCATCGAAACGTTCATGGCTTTTTCCAAATGGCTGGAATATCGTGCTCAGACAGATCCGGAGATTACACCGGAACTCATCAAGGCCATCAACAAATACCAGGACAGATTCATTATCGAGACTCTCGGCAATGGTGGTCAACCAATAATCTAGGCTTATGAATACCGAACAGAAAAAAGCATATGAGATATGGAAGGAACATTGTCAGCATATCCAGTCGCTCACAGAAATCATTAATGTCAGCGAAAGTGATGAAGAACGGACCAAGAGAATAGTAAAGCTGCAAAGAAACTATCAGCAGTTCTGTGAATATTACTTTCCACACTGGGTACAACTGCGTGATAAAACGACCGGTGAGGTCATCAAGACCATCAAGAATGCACCTTTCCACAATCAGGCTGCCGGTAAGGTCAAGAACACTCCTAACCTGAAGGCCGTCTTCATGTGGCCGCGTGGGCATGCCAAATCAACACATTTCGATGTCATGATACCTCTGTGGCTTATGTTCCAACCCAAACGGCTCATCAATGTCATGGTTGTTGTCGGCAAGTCAGAAGACTCAGCACGCACACTTCTTGGTGACATACAGGCTGAACTGGAGTTCAACCAGCGTATCATCAATGATTTTGGCGAGCAGAAGAATCTTGGAGAATGGCAAGAAGGCGAATTCGTCACCAATTCCGGAGTCGCTTTCTTCGCACGAGGTCGAGGACAGTCACCTCGTGGTCTTCGATATAAGGAAGCGCGACCGGACTACATTGTCATTGATGACCTTGATGATGATGAACTTTGTCGCAATGAGCGTCGTGTCCGTGAGCTTACAGAATGGGTAAAGGAAGCACTCTTCGGATCTCTGGATGTCGGTCGCGGCCGTTTCATCATGGTCGGCAATCTCATATCCAAGAACTCTGTTCTATACAACATTGCACACACAGATGGTGTCTATCTTTCTAAGGTTAAGGCTATTGATGACAAGGGGGAACCGATATGGAAAGATAAGTGGACCAAAGTGGAAGCACAGGAATACCGTGATTTTGTTGGTTACAAAGCCTGGGAAAAGGAAATGATGCATAACCCGATCACCGTTGGTTCAATCTTCCGCGAGAATTGGATAAAGTATAAGAATCTCCCGCCACTCACCAAGTATGATGCACTTGTGTGCTACACAGACCCATCACTCAAGCCAAAGACCACAAACGACTACAAGGCATGTCGTCTTTGGGGCAAATATGGTAAGGAGCTTCATCTTATCGACACCTTTGTCCGTCAGTGTTCTGTCGGTGAGATGGTACGTTGGCTCTATAACCTCTATGAGGAAACTCGTGATAAGGTAGCTATCCGATTTTATATGGAGGCAAACTTCATGCAAGATACACTCCTCGATGATTTCGAGGCAGAGGGGCTTCTCCGTGGCTATCAGTTGCCTATTATGGGAGATAAGCGCAAGAAGCCGGATAAGATCGCACGTATAGAGGCTGTCTCTCCGCTTTGGGAACGAGGTCTGGTCTATTACAATCTCAAGAAGAAAGATGATCCTGACATGCAGACAGGTATAGACCAGACCCTTGCTCTCGAACGTGGGTCCACAGTACACGATGATGCTCCTGATGCTGATGAGGCAGCAATCTGGTTTCTGCAGAAGCAAGGCCGTCAGGAACGTTTCACGCCTCGTTTCGGTCATCGACATACACCTAAGAATTCATGGTAAATTAAACAAATAGCATTATGGTCATTCAAGATTCAGATTATAAGGTTGTCATCGGTGACAGTGCTCTAAAAGTTCTGTCGCAGGCTTCTCCGGAGGTTCGCAACCAAGCAGAGGCAGAGGCCCAGGAGGAAATCTCCGGTTATCTCCGTCCTAAATACAACGTTCAAAGCATATTCTCTACGACTGGTAGAGATCGAAATCCACAAATACTCATGTATATGTGCGATATCGCACTCTACCATATGGTAGCATCTCTCCCCAACAAGATGGGATTCGAGATCCGTGAGACACGATATAAGCGGGCGATAGAATGGCTTACCGGTGTACAGGCCGGTAAGGTCATGCCAAATCTTCCTCTTGCGGGCAATTCAGACACTCCTGGTGCATCGGGAGGAGAGTTCGTTTATCATTCTCAACAAAAACTTAGACACAACTGGTAATTATGGGTAAGATTCTTGATTATATCAATAGTGTATTTGGTCCTAAGACCACAGTACATACAAAATACGGCGTACTTAACCTCGCAAGGCAGCAAGACCGTACTAAGGCCAGACGCCTCATAGCTGAGCTCATGCAAACCACAGACGCGCTCACACGCCGTGATATTGCTTCATGGCGACAGGCATGGCAACTGGCCATCAATGCAGAAGAGCCTAATAGGCGCTTCCTCCTCGATATCTACCGTGATGTCGATGCCGACGCACATGTTTCCGGTTGTATCGGACAGCGTAAGGGATTCGTAAAAGCAAAGTCTTTTAAATTAACGCAACCGAATGGCACAGCCGATAAAGAGGCTGTCAAGTATTTCGACACGATATGGTTCAAGCAACTCATGGATTATATCCTTGACGCACGTTATTGGGGGCACTCGCTCATCCAACTTGGTGATGTCGTCACACTTCCAAATGGTGTACTCGGGTTCGATGGAGTAGAACTCATCAATAGAAAGCACGTCATACCGGAACATCATGTTGTCGTACGTTGTCAGGGCGACAGCTGGCGCACAGGTATAGACTATCACGAAGAGCCTTGGAATGATTATCTCATTGAGGCTGGCGATCCTCAT